TGGTTTATTGCGCTCTTTGAAGTTTTGTTGCTGTAGGAGTGGGTTATTATTGGTAAATCCTCTAGAAATAATAAATTTATAAGCTATATAGGCGTTTAATAGCGCCATAAACCCATCGTTTGGGGTACTTCCTTTAATATAGTGAATGCTTGGGTCACCACCACGAGAAATAGATGGTTTAATTTCCATACTGGCACAATGTTCAATTAACCAAGCTATTTTTTCATAATCACCAAATGGAAACCTAATCATTCCTTTTTTCATTTGTTCATATAATTCACCAATATAATAATCTCTTTCAAAAACTATTTCTTTAGGAAAAGCATCTGCCGTAAATTTAACGTGATTATTAACTTTATTATGAGCACGAGATACTAAATAACGATCTCCATATGTTTGATGCAATACTGCAGAAAAATCATTTGAATACCCAATATCTCCAACTGCTAATTGAATTCCATATTGCCTCATCATCTGATCAATAATACCTTTTTTACTTTCCATATCATTTCTTTTAAATTTAGTTGCAAATTCAATAGATAATAATCCGGGACCTTTGGCTACCAAAACAACGGCGGTACTATAAGATTGCCCTGCCGCTTTAATTTTGTCTGGATTAGCAAGTTGTTCTAAATCTGCTCTAGCTCCATAATCTATTCCAGCCACTATAATTTCTTGATTTATAGTATTAGGTGGAGTTGTAATTCTAGCGCTAAATTTTCTACCTACATCAGCGCAAAATTCTTTAATTTCTTCTGGTGTAATTGGGCTGGCATCGCCTTGAAAAAATTCTCCAAGAACCTCATTCATAAAAACGCGTTCAGTATTAATTGGATGGATGCCCGGCGTTTCCTTATCAATATCTTCTCTGGTAAACAAAGGCATATAAAGTTGATTAATATGAAATCCAATCATATCACAATCTTCTTCATCAGAATTTTTTAACGCAATCCATTTTCCACGTTCCGCGGCGGGGCGCTTATCTTGTTCATGTCCACAATGCGTGCACTTTACAATGTATCCATGAAGCCAAATATTTTTCCAATCATCTGAGCCGGGAGTATATAATGGAAAATGTTTTTCACATTTTTCACATCCTAAATAATAGTATTGCTGTGATGATTTTTGCCACATTTTATGAAAATCAGATCCCTTACGACGTGGAGTTCCAAAATAAATTTGTACACCTTTTGAATTTTTACCATATTTTGCTGTGGTTAAAACTTTTAGAGAATTACCAATTGCTATTCCGGTGGTCTTCTGAACCTCATCGAAAAAAATAATATCAGCGGTACGACCCATAATACGATCGCCATCAAGTCCAACTGATTCTACCCACAAATGATTGCCACCAACAAATTGTTTAAAATGCAAAGAATCATTAGTAGCAGTTGACTGGTCTAGCAGCACTTGCATATATGATTTAGTTTTAGCGGCTTTAGTTGTTACTTGTCCTTCAGCAGGGACAGCAGATATAATCATCTGATTTAATTTAGTTTTAGAATAAGCTGCCGCTAATTCCAATTGAGGAAAAGCATGAATAACTCTCATTGGAGGCTTTTCACCATTACCAAAAAGTCCGGAACCCATAAAATACATTTCAAGGGCACTTGCCATCGTGGTAGCCCCAACCTGACGACCTTTAACAATAATTACTGGTTTAGCATTGGGCTCTAAAGCTTTTACTCCAATATAACGATAAATATCTGCAAATGGTCTATAACCATTTCCAGTTAAACTAAATGGCTTACCATCTAATGTTAAATACTCCTGACAAAATGTGACAGGATCATACATCATTAATTGTTTTTTTAATTTTAAAAACAGCTCTTTATCTTCAATATTTAGTGTTGGCATACTAAAATGTTCATATATTCATTAGTATGGTTTCCACGAAAAAAAGCGCCTGTATCAAATGCGACGTTTTATTAACTCTAGAAAATTGGACAATTTACGATCAAAAAAAGAGTTATTACATATGCGCAACATGCAGAAAATTCAATGATAAAAAATGTCATCAAATTAATGAATATGCCAAAAAACAAAAGGGGCGCTATCGTATGAGACGAAGCGCCGTAATTTTAGCTTATGGAAATTTATGCGCCATCTGTAATGAAGACGATTATACTAAGTTAACAATTAATGGAGACATTAATTTTCTATATAATAATATAATTCAAAAAGATGGACATAAAGTATTGTGTTATAATTGCAGTAAAAATAAATCAAATACCTCTCAATACAAAAAGAAAATAGTAGAAATGAATGGCGGATGCTGTCAACTATGTCAAGAGGACCGTGTTAACAAATTAATGCTTAATACAAATAAACAATTATTATGTTACAACTGTCATTATAGTCAAATTGCCATCGCAAAATACGATCCAGAAGACCTAGAACTGCTTGGGTAAGTGCAAAGGAGTTAAATTATTGTCTAACTGGGACAAGAGAATTAAATGCGTCAGTATTAGATGCATCAATATCAGAGTCCGCATCCATATCGCGAGTCCCTAAATTACTATAATTTTCATAACTATTTGGGTTATCTCTTTTAGCTTTTAGATTTGCGTGACTAACATATCTAATTAAATTTTCATCTTCCCAATCGGCGGCATCAGAAACATCATTTTGATGAATAGACCTTAACTTATCAATAATCGCTGGAACCACTGAATTACCTTTGGTGCTTTTAATGTGATTTTCTAAGGTTGTTTTAATTTGTGGGCATTTTTCAAATACGGCTACAGTTTTATTTTTACCAGCAGGTTTATTATCAGATGCCGTTTTTTTTGAACCATCTTCTGTAGTCTTACTTATTTTATCTAAGTAAGCTGTTAATCCACTTCTTTGCTGCATATCTTGAACAGCAGCTGCGACTGATGGATATTTAGATTTACCATTCATAACAGAGTTAATTTGATCAAATAATGATGAATCAACGCTTTTAGTTTGGACGGCGCCCTTTTGTAAAGATTTTTGAAATTGTTTTAACCAGTGATCTTCACCGATTGATTCGTCCGATTGTCTAGATACAACTGATTGGTGGCGTGAATATTTGGACATAATTATCCTTTGTAATTGGCTGCCCAATCCATATTATCACTGGAACGAGTATCTACGTCATCATTTGGCATAAAGCCTCTATCTTGACGAACTGCATATCCCATATCAGCTAATAGTTGCATAACTTCAGCTTGCTCACGATCGTTTAATTTATAGAACTTAACTTGACGTTCATATAAATCTTCAATATCATGACCGGCAGAGACCATGCCATTAATACAAACTCTGGCAATTCTAGAAATTAATAACGGTACAGTTACATAAACGCCTTGAACTCCAGTAATTTTTTGAGCCTCTTTAACTAAACCTTCAGAATAATAAACGTCAAAATCGGCTTTCTTTTTACGACTAACTTTTTTATTTTTCTTTACCTTGTCGAGACGATCTTGTAATCTTTCAACTCCATGATCAATAGTAGCTCTAACTTTTTCAATTTGATTGGCATCTAGCTCGCCATCAAGATCAAGTCTCATAGCTTTAGAAATTTCATTATCTAATCTATCTAAATAAGCAACGGCTCTTTCAAGACCTGCAGTATCTTGTCCTGAATGCTTTGGAACGTCATCGCAACGTTCTTTAATCCAAGCAATAAATCCAGTAGCGCCTCGTGACTCCCAATCCCATTTTTCATTTTTCTTTGGTTTTGCATCGTTGTCATCTGGCTTGGCTTCTTCTTCTTTTTCTTCACGAACTTCGATTGGTTCTGGATCTGGAGAGTCACCTGCGCCTGGCATCATTTCTAATTGAACTTCAATGACCGTTGGATCATCGTGAACTTCTACGCCACTATGATCGTGACCATGATCATGACGATCTTCTAATACTTCTAAGGGAACCAGTGACATGTGACTGCCGCCACCCATTGGAGACCCAGAAGGATCGACAACTATTAATTCTTGTGCTGTTGACTGTAATGACATTTAGATACCTCTAGAGCGGTTTTGACATTTGTTATGCAATTATATGTAGTAATATCCATCGTTTTAAATGTTCCATTTATCTTCATACATAGCCCTTCCACTATCTGTAGTGCCATAATCTGGATTAATTTCGGTTGGATATCCTAAATCTTCATCTGGCAAATCTACACCATCAGGTAAACCATATAAACCATGAGGTTCACTTACTAAAGCTCCACCCTTGCCACATTTTTCACAAGGAAAAGTAACATCAATTTTATTTTCACCACAATAATTACATTTATTTGGATTAACATAATCTGTACCAAAATTTAATGCTGTTGGAGATTTTCCCTCAAAATCATCTTGAGGCAAATATTTATCTAAATAACCTCCGGTTAAATTGGCATTTCCAACTGGATTATCAGTGCCGCCACCTCCGCCGCCAGCTCCGGGCTCATCATATTGATCTAATTGAAAATCAAGAGAATTACTATCTTTATTGACATGCTCTTTAGGTCCAAATTTTCTTTGTAGACTGTGGAATAGTCCCATACCAGGCATTCTGGCAGTCTTAATTATTCTTTCAAAAAGAGCCGCTCTAGCTTTGGTTCCATTAGGAGATTTGGTAATAGTTCCGTCATCTTGCTTCCAAGAATCATCAGCCTTATATTTATGCTTATTACGCTTTCTTTTTTTATCAATAAAATCTTTAACACTATCGTATTTATCCATATTTTGATACAAGCCGCCGCCAGGAGTATGCTCACCGGGAGTTTCATATAAATCATAATTCTTAAATAGTGGCTCTTTAAAACGCGGTTGCATTACTAAAGCGGGATCTGATTTATATTTCTTTTCCTTAGGTGTAGGTTGATTAACTCCGCCACCACCTTGAAAATAAGCTTTTTTTTGAGGAGCATTTACATTTTTAAAATAATATGGCTTAATAACTTCGGTAATAGGAATCTCTCCCCATAAATTCATTTTTGTAATATAATGCGCTGCCTTATCGGCATCTCTATTAAATGCTTCATTTAATTTTTCCGCCATGGCTTTCTCAGTTGAAATTTTAATAGATGATGGATTTTTTCTTACAAACTCAACAATAGCAGGATCAATATCAAAATCTAATTTAGATGCCAAGTATATTGCTCTAACAACTCTATTTTTATTAGAGGTAAGTGTTACGTCAGGATCTAAGCAAGTTCTAATTACTTTATCTTTTATATCTTTAAATCCTTGTTTGGTCGGATCAATTACTTCTTTTAAATTTAAAGATAAAAGAAGTGCATTACAAGTAAAATCTCTACTAAACATTTCCTTTTGCATTTCAGTTGGTTTAGCGATCCCTCTATTTCTTAATATATTTTCAATATTTGGAACATTAAAATTAGAGGAAAAGTCCATTTTAAAACTTCCAATATAAATAGAAGAATGTCCATCTTCATGGGCTCTACGAGTTACATTGTATTTTTCAGCTAAAACATCACCAAACTCTTGAGCCAAATATTGTATAGTTTTATCGCCAGTTGTAATATCTAAATCCGAAATATTATCCAAACGTTTCATATACCTATCTCTAGGCGTGCCGCCACAAAGAAAAATCTCAGAAGAGCCTATCTTCTCTTGGACTTCCTTCATTTGTTGAAGTAATTCTCGGAGTTTCATTCATTCACTTAAGCTAATGGTGGTGGAGCTACGGCTCTTGGTGGCGCGGCAGGAGGAGCGGGTGGCGGTGGTGCGCCCAAATCTTCTTCAATTTCTATATCTGGAGTTTCTTTTCCTCCACCAGATAACTCGGCAGCTTCTTGCTCTTTTCTCATTTGCTTTCTATTCTTTTCTTTTTCTTCATCAGATTTTAATTTATTTTTAATGCCGGCAACTTCTGGTTTTTCAACCTCTTCGCCACCTTTAAGATCAATTTCGCTACCAGACATAGCCCCACGAAGTTTAGAAAGAATATCTTCAACACGAGTAGAAATATAGTTATTAGATTCCAAAGATTTATTTGTTGCTTCAGCTAAAGATGGGAAATAAGACGCCAAGCCTAAACTATCTAACATCATATCTACGATGCCTAATTGTCTTGGAGCTTCTCTGGTTTTATAAAACTTTGCTAAATCTTCTAGCTTAGCAACAACATCAGCAACCGTCACGCCAGATAATACTTGATTTACCTTATTATCAAAATCACTAGTAGTCGGCGCTGCCACTTCATCAGTAGGTTTAATATCATCTTCTGTTACTTCTAGTGGCTCTTCTGTCGGACCTTCTACGGGAAGTTTTGGCGCCGCGACAGGTGATGGGTCTAATGCAACTGGAGCTGGAGATGTTGTCATTGGGACATCTTCCGCTGGCGGCATTACTTGAGCTTCAGTAACCATAAGCTCGGTATCAGCATCATCTACATCGATAAAGTCTTCTACTTCTAAATCATCTTCTGCTTTACTTTTATCAGTAACCGTGACGTTGGCAGTATTGGTGCCCTCTAGAAAATCTTTAATTCCAGGAGGGTGATTCTCGACTCCCTCGGGAGCGGCATCGGAAGGTGCGCCCTGTGGCATGCCAGGACCCTTAGAAGGCAATCCGCCAGGAGCACCTTGTGGCATGGTCGGCATTGCAGCGGGTGCCGCTGGTGGCAAATTAGGCGGAGCTTTAGGATCTCCCTTGGCTTGTTGTCCGGCGGCTGCGGGAGTTTGTGCTACAGAATATAATACATCGGCAGCTTTAACAAATCCATTACGATAAAGAATATTGGCTTCACGAACAATCATATCTTCATAAAGTTTAGTGGCAGTGCTAACTTTATTAACCATTTGAATTTTCTTTTTAAGGTCATAAACTGCATCTATGAGAGCGCCGAACTCTTTGCCTGAAAAAATTTGACCGTCTGGTGATCTTAATAATTTTTCTGCGGAATCTAATCTTCCAATAATTTTATTTCTTTGCTTTTCAATAATTTGTTTTCTTTCATCATTATTGTTGCTTTCATCTCTAGCAAAATCTATATCTCGACCATGAACTCGTGGTTCTGCCTCTTTAGCTGGATCGGGCTTTACATGCAAAAAATAACCAGGATCACCATTTTCATACCATAGTTGTGCAAACTTATATTTCATGTGCTCTCCTGCTTCATGGAATTTGAGCCAATTTAAAAAATCAAAAGTCTCCATAATATTCCATCCTGAAGTAATTCTACGAATTGCATCAGTTCTATTGCTGCCATCTTTTTCTTTAAAATAAATCTCTCTAACTGCTTGTAACCATTTATTAGTATTATGTTGACCAGGAATGTGCATATACACATCTTGATTTGGATAAGCCTGACGCTTGCTAAGATCTAATTTAGGAATTGATTCTGGATCAAATTTGCCATAATCAATCCCTGATTCATCAAAAAATTTCATCAATTTTTCAAGCTTTTCTTTCATCTCATCAGTGATTTCTAATTCTTTATCAGAATATGGCTGATTAAGCAAATCTTTCTTAGAAGATTTGTCCTTAAATTTAGAAACTAAAGGATTAGGATAGCGGGGCATTATTCATTAATTTTCTGGTTAATAGTTTCGTTCAGTAATTTTACTTCTGCCATTTTCATTTCTTGAGTTGGTTCGGCATCCGAGACAGGAGATTTAAGTTTAGAAAATTTGTTATTAAATACCTCCATAAAATACATCGAGGTCTCTAAGTCCATCTGAGATAAAACTTCTTTAATTACATCATGAAATACCGAAATATGCTGATCAACGACCTGCAAAGTTACGTTATGCTGTATGATTTGATCGGCTACTGGAATCTCATTAAATTTATGACATTTTTCTAAAAGACCGCCAAATACTTCGGCATAATCAATTAATAAACGATCTACTTTCGTATTAATATTACGAGGATCTTCTTGAATTTCATCAAAAACTTGTGATAAACGAGTTTCAATATTGGTCGCCAATCTAGAGACCATTTGTCTAATGTCTATTTCATTATCCAATGTTTTAATCATGGCTTGTTTATAAGCCGAATTACCTTTAACTGCTAATTCTAATTGATCTTGAGTGCCATTGGCAATAGCTGTCTTTGTTTTTGACAGATCTTGTTGCATATCATTATAAAAATCTAAATAAGTATTTTGAAAAGATTTGAGAATCTTTTCCGAAATAACGAATTTGGTCTCACTTACATTAGTATATTTACTTTTTAACCAATCGTGAATATCATTAATTGGTTGCCCAATTATTAATTTAGAAATAATCTCATCTTTATCTGGATGCTCCAGAATTTTTTTGTAAGTAGGCTTGTTCATTAAAATCTTTCATTTATAACCCTAAGGCATGAATTGCATTTAAAACTTTTAATTTTAGTTCGTGTGAGTTCATATTAGGAAAATGTTTTCGCATTTTAAAAGAAATTGTATTTATAAGATCTGCTCGTATAACTGGAACATCACTAGTAGGCGGCTCATCTATGTCACCCATTGATGGCGATTCATTGGTTAAAGCTCTAACTGATTCTTTTAAATCTGAAGCTTCATCTGAATTTGGATCGCTATAAACTGTTTGTGCTGGGCGGAAAGGCGTCAAAGGTCCGTCCGGTGCTGGCATTTGAGCTAATTTAGTCAGAATTTTTTGCTGTTTATTAATAATTTGAAATAATTTTTCAAGAGCATCTTTATTCATTTATTATATCCAAGTCTACCTTCGCGCGTATCAAAAATTGCATGAAATGGAATCTCGGTTGTTTGAGTTTGTTGAGCAACATCGCCACCAGGAACTTTAGACCCGTTATTTAATTCAAATCCAGTCTCAAAATTATAAGCTTTTTTATCCATCTCACATTGCCACATGTGTTCACCTACTCGTGCAATCTGAACACCAGGATGATCTGGACAATATCTTGTGCTCAAAGGAGCTTCTAAAATAGTGTATTTTTTAGTCATTTTACTTTTATCAATAGCATCTTCTGATTTTTTAATAGAATTGACTTTATGTAATTCTTCGCTAGGAGACTCATATTTCTTTTTTAATTCAAGAAGCCTGTTGTCTTGTAAATCTTTTCTTTCAGCATAAGCATTTGGTGGAG